GAATTTGCGTATAAACCACGTTTAGCCATTGTTAAACACCTTTCCACATGTAGCACATGTTATAATTGTTGCCATTTCTCTTTTTTTTATTAAACACTTACATCTTTTACCAAAGATTTTATCAACTAGTTTATAATATAAGTCTTTTAATTTTTTCATCTCATTTTCTTTAAAGTTTGAGCAAGTCTAGCACGTTGTCCTAACTTGCCACCTTTTTTAGCAGCCGCCGCTAATTTTTTAGCAGGAATCTTTTTACCTTTTTTAACACCTAAAGATTTTCTTAAAGCGCCTGGTTTCTTAATTGCTTTTTGTATCCATTTTTTATCTGACACGTCCACCACCTCTTAATGCTTTGCCCATACCAACTCTTCCGCCAGATTTATGGAATCCCATTTTGTTTCTAACTTTTTTAGGAAGTTTTTTAAGACCTTTGTTTCCTGTAGGTACTTTTTTTAAAGAACCACCATTTTTTTTACTATTAAGTTCTCTAATGATTCTTTTCTTTTCATCTTTAAGATTTCTTTTACCTTTTTTAGTAAATCCTTTTTCAGCATCTACTCTGCCCAGTTCTTCAAGTCTATTCATTCTAGATGTGTTCATAAATTACCTATTTATTTTTCCAGATTTTTTAGCTGCAGAACCAAATCTTCCATAAGACTCATCTCTTGAATCTTTAAGTTGTTTTTTAGTTCTTTTCTTTCTTATTCTCATAGCGATAGATTCATCTTTTCTATCTTTGTATCCCTGTTTTTTTTTAACAGACCCACCTTTTTTCATGCCAGTTCCACCGTATGGAAATCTAACATTTGATCTTACTCCGTTTTGCCTCATTTTTTTCCTCCGTTTTTAAAAATTTGAGTTCCCTTTATACCAAAAATACTTCCGACGACGAGGATCCAAAGGGTACTGAACCAGGTCGGCAGTGCCGCGAAATGCTCGAAGAAAACTTTTACTTTCTCCATAGCAACTGGATTGTCACTAAAGACTCCCCAGGCAAGGACAATTATGGGCGCCGAGAGTATCACCAAAACGAATTCGTCCTTGTAATCGTTTTGACGAGCTTCTAGAAGTTTACCTTGGTAAGCTTCCTCACCTCGAGCTTGTCGTTCCGCATGCAATAGCTGTGCGTCTGACATAGCGACTTTTGCCCTCTGCTTGTTAGCGTAAATTTTACTTCCAGCAGAAACGGCTAATTTAATTGCCGATAACCACATGGATTAGTACCACTTAGCCTTAACAGGTTTTTTATCAGCTCTCATTCTTTTAGTTCCTCTAACATCTACTGTTTGAGTCTCAAAAGGATTAGTAGCTTCAATTGTTTTTCCACCAGTTTGATAACCATCTTTACCAACGCCAAGTTCTTTTTCAATCTTAACGTCTTTGTTCATGAAAGTTGATCCTCTAGTCCAATCTTTATCCATAGTTTTCTCCTTAGTTAATATTATAGTTAATTTTTCTTAAAATTTCTACCGAAATCGTGTCGTTTACTTTGATCAGCCATTTGTTGTTTAGCAATCGACACTCCTGCACGTAATCCAGCTAATTCTTCGTTCTGTTCTAGCTTTTCGTCGTGTTGTTGGTCGTTCATCATAGCTCTCATAGTGTCTAAATCAAGTCTTGCTTCATTAGTTGCATTTTTATCTTGATCTGCTTTAGCTTTTAGGTCTAATTCACGTGATTTTAGTTTAAGTAATGGATCACCACCTACTTCAGAGCTAATTTTGTCTTCTTCTTTAGCATAATCAGCTGTCATTTCTGCAATTAGCACTGCTTTTCTAGCTTCCATTATAGAAGTTAGTTGTTGAACACGTTGTTGCATCTGCATTGCTTGTGGATTTTGTTGCATCATCTGTGGATTTTGCATCATTGGTGCCATTTGTTGTTGAATCATTTGTAATTCTTTTAATTCTTCAACATATTCTAATTGAATTTGTTCTTGGGCCATTAAACTTATGTGTTCAAGTATGTTTTTTTGCAATGACATCATTGCCATTGGATTATTTTGTACCATAGAGATTGACATGAAACTTAAATGAGCATCAATGTGTGCTTTATGGTCTTGGCCTGGGTATGCTTGAAAAGGTTTACCGCTGATAGCCAAAATATGTTCTAAACTTGGGTCCATTGGTTGTGGTGGAGTAGGTGGAGGTAACACCGCATTTATATTTTTTATACCTACTGCTTCATACATAGATCTATATGCTTGATATAAATTATGCATTTTAGGATTTGATTGCGCTAATTGTAATTGCATTTGCGCCATAGAAATTCTTTGTGTTTGAGAATAAATGTTTGGATCTGCAATTGGCAAAATATCTATTCTGTCATCAAAATCTTGTACTTTAATTTCACGTCTTGCTCCAGGTACATCATAAGGATACACCGGTGGTAGATAAGTTTTAAATACATTTGCTAATAATTTAAATTCTGTTTTAAGACCAACGTATAATCTTTTGTGGATCGCTGACATTACTCTTGATCCTCTTTCTAACAATGCAATAGTTGTTCCTACTGCAGCTTGTTGGTTCATATCACCTACTTGTGCATCTGCAATACTAGCAAATCTTTGAGCACCTTGAACAACTGTACCCATTAAAGCTAATAAAGTTTGATCAGGTCCTTTAAATGGTAACTGCATAAACTGATCTCTAATGTTTCCGCCCGGTACATCTACATCTCTAAACTCACCGGGTTGTAATGGCTGTGCATCATCACGCATTCTAACACCTCTGGTTTTAAAACCAGCTGGTAAGTTAGCTAACGTTCCTGCATCTAACAATTGTCTTAATGCAACTGTTGCAGTTCTACTTAGTCCACCAATCATGTGAATTAAACCTAAACCATAAAAGCCTAGACCTGGTAAAAATTTAAAGTGTACAAAATAATCTTTTTTCTTTTTTAATGGATCTCCTGCTTCGTAATTTCTTCTAATAGATAATACTTTGCCATTCGCTTCATCAATTGTAATAATGTAAGGTAATTTAATTCCTGTAGGTTCTCCATCTTCAGGATTAACATCTTCGTATCCATCTAAATCTACATTGACATGCATTTCTAAAACTGTGTACATATCTTCTGTACCATTTTGTTGAATACCTTCTAACTCTAATTCTTTTTGTTTTAATTGATCTTGTTGTAAAGGCGGTTCACCCAAATCAATGTCTTTGTAAAAGCCATTGATTTGTTGTTTACGTAAATCGTTTTGCGAAATACGTAGAACATGGATGACAGCTTCCGCATCTTCTAATGAGGTAGCAGAGTACGGAACGACCAGATCTTCGGCTGGTACGAATTTTGAAACGGCTCTACCTAATAGATCATCATAATAGACTTTCTTAAAAGTAGAACCGCTAAGGGGTAGATAGAAAAGCATTTGATCAAACTCTGGTTCGTATTCTTTCATTTGATCCATAATTTGATAGTTCATAAAATCTTTAACACGTTTAGATTGTTCTTCTTTAGGAACATCTACATTTCCTAATATCTGAGTTCTAACCGGACCTTCTGCAGGTAATAATTCTTTGTAAGCTTGTGCTTGAAATTGTGTAACAGCTTCTGCGAGCACTGGGTGAGTAACTGAGGATGCACCTCTAAATGGTTCTGTTCTAGTTATATATTTAAATCCTAAAAGATTTAATCCTTCTCTATAACTTTCTACCCATTCTTGTCTTGATTGTTTGTAATCTTTGTATTTGTCCATTAACTCTGACGCTAATGGATCTAAAACGCTATCTTCTAAAAATTCTGCTAAGTTTTCAAAGTGATCTTGACCTCCTTCTGGAGTTACAGCTTTTGGATCAAAATTAACTGTAGCACTACCATCTTCTTCAATGGTAATATCAGTTTCTTTGCCTTCTTCTGTTTCAACAAGTTTTTCTTGTTGTTCAACAATTACTTCTTCTCCTGGAATTTCTATTTCAGTCTTTGTATTGGGTAAAGTTTTATCTATTGTAGCCATGAGCTATTCTATCCTCTATTTTCTGTTGATTCAACACCTTATCGGGTTGTATCAGTTGTTTTTGACCCTGTCAATTAGATCGCTTTAGAGTCTTTATTAAAAAAATCGTATATCAATCCTTCTTCA